AAGAACTGAACTGCTCCGACGCCGCGAAGATGCTGATCGAGAGGATGGCAACACACCCTGAAGACTTTACCCCGGGCGAACGCTTTTGGAGAGTGACGCAGATCATAAATGGGGAGAGTGACATGGGGTTCGAGCCTGTTATATCCAAGCGGGACTTAGACGCACTCACTACTGCCGCACAACAACTGTTTGAATCCACGCTCATGGAGTATGTGTTGCACAAACTACTTGTGAAGGATGAAGAAGCAAGGTTGGGGCGAGCATCCCGACAAAAAGGCAAATCAAACACCATACTTTCCAGTGCGCAGATGGCACAACAGGGTAGCTCGTTGATGAATTCCGTGTACGCTAACGTCGTAAATCAGCAACTCCAAAACGCAATGCAAACTGGAACAGGCATAGCGGTAATTCAAAACCCGTACCAAAACATACCCCCGAACGGAAGCAGTAAATGACACACTTAGTAACCTGCGACCTTGAGACGTTTTACAGCAAGGACTTCTCACTCACCAAATCTACTACGGAAGAGTACGTGCGCTCCCCGCAGTTCGAGACCATTGGTATCTCGCTCAAGCTAGACGACAACCCTGCAATATGGGTGCCGCAGCCTAGGGTAGATAAGGTGCTGCGTAAGACGGACTGGTCGGATAAGCTGGTCATCTGTCAGAACACGGCGTTCGATGGAGCCATACTTAACTGGCGGTATGACGTGAACCCGCTGCTGTGGATTGACATCATGGGTATGTCCCGTGCGTTGTTCCCGCATGAGCGGTCGCATAGTCTCAAGTCCCAAGCGGAGCGTATGGGAGTGGGCGTCAAGGGTAACGAGGTAGCGAAGGCTATCGGCATGCGCTACAAGGACTTCAGTGAGTTGGACTTGGCGGTGTACGGTAACTACTGCTGCAACGATAGCGACTTGACCAAGCTGCTGTTTGATAAGTACATGGCAATGGGGTTCCCCAAGATTGAGTTGCGACTACTCGACCTGACCCTGCGTATGTTCATCGACCCGGTGTTGGTGTTGGACGAGCCCATGCTACGCAAACATCTGAGCGAAGTGCAAGACCGCAAGCAAGCCCTGATGGAATCGGTACGCGACACAATGCTTGCAACTGCTGACCCTGACTATGTACACGCAATCTTTAGTGACGGCATGGCGGGTATCAAGAAGCTGCTGATGTCCAATGACAAGTTTGCTGCGCTGCTTAGCTCGTATGGAGTAGTGCCTCCCACCAAGATCAGCCCTACCACAGGCAAGGTAGCGTTTGCGTTTGCTAAGACAGACGAGGGGCTCAAAGCCTTGCAGGAAAGTACGGATGAGCGTGTGCAGACAATCGTGGCGGCACGGCTTGGTAACAAGTCTACGCTCGAGGAAACCCGTACACAACGATTTATAGAGATGGCGCAGCGGGGCAAGTTCCCAGTGCCACTACGCTACTACGGTGCCCACAGCGGCAGGTGGAGCGGACAGGACTCAGTTAACCTGCAGAACCTACCGTCCCGTGGCGAGAACGCGGGGCGTATTAAGAAGTCCATGCTAGCCCCACCCGGCTATGTAGTTATTGACTGTGACTCTGCGCAGATCGAGGCGCGTACGTTGGCGTGGCTTGCAGGGCAAGCGGACTTGGTACAGGCGTTCGAGAACAAAGAGGACGTGTACACCATCATGGCATCGCAGATTTATGGTATCCCGCAGATACAAGTTACGCAGGGTTCAGGTAGTCAACGTCAGGTAGGTAAGACCGTAGTGCTTGGTGCAGGGTACGGGGTAGGTCATGCCAAGCTGAAGCTGTTCCTGAAAACTATGGCGGGTGTGGACGTGACCGAGGATGAGGCTAAGCGCATTATCAATACGTACAGGAATACGTACAGCCGAATCCCTGCGCTGTGGCGTAGTGCGGAAGATGCGCTATCTGCCTTGGCTAGTAATAACGGTAAGCAAGTGGATGCTCCGGGGATTATTCACGCTGTACCGGGGAAGGGACTATCACTTCCCAACGGCCTGTTCATTCAGTACCCTGACTTGCGCAAAGTGTTTGATGAGAACGGCAAGGCTAAGTGGCTCTACACATCCAAGGGTGTGACCACGAACATCTATGGCGGCAAGGTGGTGGAGAACTTTACCCAAGCGGTAGCCCGTTGCGTTGTGGCGGAGCAGATGCTGAAGATTTCTCAGAAGTACAAGGTGGTGCTGACCGTACACGATGCGGTGGCTTGCATAGCCAAGATTGAGGAAGCTGCGGAAGCTAAGGCGTACGTCGAGGAATGTATGTCGTGGCGACCCAAGTGGGCGCAGGGTTTACCCCTAGCATGTGAATCAGGTATAGGAGCGAGTTATGGAGACTGTTAATAAACCCCTCATTGATTTGTTTTTTGATCGAGGTATTTCAAATGAGTTTGGAGTACCAACTAATTTTGCACTTAACGTCCCAAAGGATAAAGTACAGACATTTGTGCTGTCACCCGAGGTTGCATTGAGCGCCGAGATGCTTGTGCGTTCTAAGTCTTTTAAGATGCCGAATCTTGTAGACGTACACATGCCATACACGCATACAGTTATTGAATATCCATTGACTGACGATATTCGTAAAATACGCGAGAATGGCAGCATCAACGGCCTTGTAGAGATAACCCGCATCGGCGCGTACATACATGAGATAAAGGAAGGCACGTTTGCTTGCTTGCCTTATTGGGAATTCATCGACGGCAGATTCCAACACAGTGTGTTTACGTTTGTGTTTGGTATGGATGAGGTTGGGGTATTTAACATATCACTTAGCGCTAATGTCAATGGAGACAATGCCATTACCGCCACCATCCTTCCATGCGCATCGTTCATCACGGCCGCAGAACAGGCAGGAGTTACGCCCGATCAGTTTCGGCAAATACTTAGTGCGCCTGATACGCAACAACACATTAGGGAATCCGCCACGGAAATCCCATGCCTTATGTTTGCTTCCTACCTCTTACTTAGTTGCAAGAGTGGTGTAGGTAAGACTAAGGTGGAGGCACGGAAACCGCCTACCGGGCTAAAGCTCGGGGCAAGAAAACAGAAGGCCTATTCTGCGAGTGCTTACACGCTATTGCATTTGGAAGAAATTGAGACGGTTACATCCGAGGGCGGTATCAGTCGGCGCTCCGATATTTCCGCGCATTATGTGCGGGGGCATTTCAAACAACGATCAAGCGGTATCTACTGGTGGAATTCATTTGTTCGGGGTAGTGGGGCTCCCCGCAAGCGCAACGCGTATCTGGTAGAGGGGTGATAAAATACGGGCACCCAAATCAACCAAAGAAAATCATGGCACTTGCACATTCCTATTCGTCAATCAAAGACTTCGAGGGCTGCCCACGCAGGTACCATGAGGTTCGTATCCTCAAGAAATTCAAATCGAAAGACACCGAGGCAACATTATATGGCACTGCTGTACACAAAGCCTTTGAAGAACACATTCGTGATAAAAAACCATTACCAGAAAGTTTTGCAAACTACAAGCCATTCGTGGAACCTCTTGCCAACGCAGAAGGCGACATCCGTTGCGAAGAAAGAATGGCCATCAAGGCAGACTTCACCCCTTGCGAGTTCTTCGACAAAGCTGTATGGTTCAGGGGTATTCCGGATTACCTCGCGATCAACCATGAAAAAGGAATTGCAAGGGTAGCTGACTACAAGACAGGGAAGTCCAGCCGGTACGCAGATACGGCGCAGCTTGAACTCATGGCTGCTATGGTGATGCTGCATCACCCCAAGGTGAATACCGTCAAGGGCGTCCTTTTATTTGTAGTTATCAACGACGTTATTAAGGCCGAGTTTTCTCGTGCCGACTTACCAACAATCCTATCGAAGTGGGCGGGTAGGGCTGATGCGATTGAGAAAGCGGTAGACCTCGGGGTATGGAACCCACGTAGCTCCGCACTGTGTAAATTCTGCCCAGTATCTTCATGCGAGAACCATCGTGGCAACTAAACGTAACTACCGTGCCGAGTACGATAAGTACCAAGGCAAACCCGAACAGATTAAGAACCGCGCTGCCCGTAACAAGGCGCGTAGCGACTACGAGAAAGCCCATGGCGATCTCCCTACCAATACGGATGTAGACCATATCAAACCGTTGAGTAAAGGCGGCAAGTCCTCCCTAGGGAACCTACGGGCGGCTTCAGAGTCGGCAAATACCAGCTTCTCCCGTACCAAAACTGGTGCATTGAAGTCCCAAACATCCAAGCGCGAAGCTAAAAAATAAGGTAAGATTTCCCCGCCGAGCAATCGGTGTTCATTGTTTCTCCTTGATTTGCCGGGTAGTTTAGCTACCCGGCTTTTTTCCATTTTCTAAAGTTCCAATATGCAAATAATCGACAACAAAGCACTGCTTTTTAATACGAGAAAGGCAGCACAGATCACCGCGTTAATCCCCAAAAGCAAGGTGGTTGAAACCAAAGGGGATGTGGATAGAGTGCTGGTTAACTGGGGGTTTGACGAAGCGCAACTCCTACGCAACCTAGGTATCAAAGACGTACCTAGCCCCATCTTGGGACGCTACGACTGGCCGGGTATGTTCACCCCATTCGACCACCAGCGCACCACTGCAGACTTCCTCACCGTACATCCACGGTGCTTCGTATTTAACGAGGCCGGCACGGGCAAAACAAGTGCGGCCGCATGGGCAGCGGACTACCTCATGCGCTTGGGTAAAGTCAAACGGGTACTGGTGGTGTGCCCTGTGTCCATCATGGAGACAGCGTGGCGATCGGACTTGTTCAAGACGGTGATGCACCGCACGGTATCCATCGCCCAAGGCACACGCCCCCAACGCCAAGCCATCATCGCCAAGGGCTACGAGTTCATCATCATTAACTTCGACGGCGTGAAGGTCGTTAACAAAGAACTTTTAGAAGGCGGGTTTGACCTCATCATTGTGGACGAAGCCAACGCAGTTAAGTCGGTGCAGACCGACAGGTGGAAAGCCCTTGCTTCGCTAGTCAAGCCTACGACCCGCTTGTGGCTGATGACGGGCACACCTGCTTCGCAGTCACCACTGGATGCCTATGGCTTGGCCAAGCTCGTCAGCCCTGACTCAGTACCTAGGTTCTTCGGCGCGTGGCGCGATAAGGTGATGCTCAAGATTACGCAGTACAAGTGGGCACCGCGCAGGGAGTCACAGCAGGTAGTGCATCAAGTGCTGCAGCCAGCGATACGCTTCACCAAAGCCGAGTGCCTAGACCTGCCTGACCTGTTGTACTCCACCCGTGAGGTACCGCTTACTCCGCAGCAGATGAAGTACTACGAAGCGCTACGCAAGCAGATGATGACCATCGCAGCAGGAGCAGAGATCACCGCAGTTAACGCAGCCGCCATGCTCAACAAACTCCTGCAGGTATCTCAAGGTGCGGTGTATACGGATGATGGGGATGTTGTGGAGTTCGATGTAAGTAACCGTGTAGCGGAACTCATGAACGTCATCGACGAGACAGACAACAAGGTGTTGATCTTCGTACCATACCGCCACACGCTGAGCATGCTGCAGGAGGAGCTAGTTAAGGCAGGGCATACGGTCGAGGCTATTCAAGGCGGCGTACCTCCATCACAACGTGCGGAGATCATCAAGCGCTTTCAGACGGAGGACAACCCTAGGATTCTGTTGCTAAGTCCACAGGCTACGGCACACGGGATTACCCTTACTCGCGCCGATCAAGTCGTGTGGTGGGGTCCAGTATCCTCCACTGAAATCTATTTGCAAGCTAACTCTCGTGCCCACCGCGCGGGGCAGGTAAATCACGTTACAGTCACGCACCTACAAGGCAGCCCCGTAGAGCGCCGCATGTACACAATGCTGCAGAGCAACATCGATTTACATCTAAGTTTGGTGGATTTATACAAACAAGTGCTTGACGAATAAATTTGACAGTGTATAATTTCAATCGTTGACATCAACAACAAAAGGAAAACACAATGGACGCAGACAAACTCGTGGCAGTGTATATCAAGATACGCGATGCCAAAGAAATCAAATCAAAGCAGATGGAAGAAGAAATAAAAGTGTTGGAAGACCAACTCGATGCAGTAGCACAAGAGCTACTCAACATCTGCAAGACTACCGGCCAAGATGGCGGCAAGACCGCACATGGCTCATTCACACGGTCTGTAAAGACCCGATACTGGACTTCCGATTGGGACAGTATGTACAAGTTCATCCGTGAGCATGATGCACCTGAACTTCTTGAACGTCGAATTGCGCAGGGTAACTTCGCGCAGTTCCTCAAAGAGAATCCAGACGTCATGCCCGCTGGTGTCAATGTCGAGTCGAAATACTCGATCCTCGTTCGTCGTTCTTCTAAATAACTTCAAAGGTATATATGAGCAATTTAACTCTTTTCACTTCGGGCGAAGCCCTCCCTGACTTTCTGCGCGATGCGACAGACCCGTCCCTCAAGGACATTGCCGGTAACTCAGGCGGCAAGCAAATCTCCATCTAAGGTGGCGTATGGCGCATGATGGTCGGTGGTGAGGAAGTCGCTAAAAACGAAGACCGCTCCATGAACTTCGTCATCATCTCTGCAAGCAAAGGCGTATCCCGTACGTTCTACGCTGGTAAGTATGAAGAAGGCGCAGTCGTCAAGCCATCGTGCTGGTCGGCTGAAGGTGTGGTTCCTAACACCGAAGTGACAAACCCACAAAGCTCTAGCTGCGCTACATGCAAGCAGAACATCGAAGGCTCCGGTGACGGTAAGTCTCGTGCATGCCGCTATAGCAAACGCTTGGCTGTGGTTCTCGACAATGATATCGGTGGCAACATCTACCGCTTGCAGATTCCAGCTAAGTCTTACTTTGGTAACGCAGTGGGCGACAAGATGCCATTGCAAGCCTACGGTAAGTTCTTGTTGGGCCACGGTATTAAGACACTCTCCGGCCTCGTAACCGAAGCGCGTTTCGATACAAGCGAAGCAGTCCCCGTGTTGAAGTTCCGTGCAGTGCGCCCATTGACTCAAGGTGAGTGGGAATTAGCCAAGGCACAGAGCGAGACTGAGGATGCCAAGCAAGCAGTTGACTTCAAGATGAC